AGCCCCGGCCAGGAAGTGAGTCACCGATGGAAGCACTCGGACGAGTGTTCAACGCCGTGGCAATCGCCGACGGCGTGTACGTCAACCTCAAGGACGCGGGTGGCGTCTCGTTCCTCTGCTACCTGGCGGCGGCGGCGGGCGACACCTACACCCTGACCGAGGCGAAGACCGCGGGCGGCGGCAGCGCGCAGGTGCTGGCCACCATCGAGCGCTACTGGACCTCCAATGGCGTCGGCGGGGTCTGGACCCTGCACACGCAGGCGGCGGGCTCCACGGTCGTCACGGCGGCCGCGACGGCCGAGAACGGCATGGTCGTCGAGGTCGAGGCGCCGGAGCTGAGCGACGACTACAAGTTCGTCAAGCTCACCTCCACCGGCAACGGTCTCGTCACGGCGATCACGCGTGACCTGCACAGCCAGCGCAAGCCGTCGAACCTGCCGAGCGTGATCGTATGAGCGTCCTGAACCCGAACAAGGCGTTCGCGCAGGGGATCCTCGGCAACGTCGTCACGAAGTCCACGGGCACGCTGGCGGCGACCACGATCCCGCTGTTCACGATTGCGGGCGGCCTGGTGGCCGTGACGTCGATCGTGGGCCGGGTCACCACCGCGATCACGGTGGCGAACTCGTACAAGCTCCAGCACAACCCGACCGCGGGCACCACGAAGGACCTGTGCACGGCGGCCGACATCGGCACGACCGACACGGTGGTGGGCGAGATCTTCGTGGCCAAGATCGGCACGGCGCTGGCACTCGGCGCGGCCGCGGTGGCGGCGCCGGAGATCCTGGAGACCGGTCAGATCGAGTCCGTTTCGGCGGGCACGGACGGCGTCATCCTCTGGTACGTCAGCTGGGTCCCGATCGACGACGGCGCCACGCTGGTCGCGGCCTGATACTGGACGCGCCCCGCGCGCCGGCTGCTCGGCGCGCGGGGTCCATCCGAGAGGAGCACGACATGCCGAAGATCACCGAGAGCACCGGGGCGAGCAACGCGGCGGCGGACGCCGAGGTCGAGGACGACGGCGCGCGCATCGACGTGCAGGAGCCCATCCCCGGTCAGGAGCCGGCCGAGCAGGGCACCGACTACTCGGCCTTCACGGTCAAGGAGCTGGTGGCCGAGATCGAGCGGCGCAACGCCGACGGTGCGGATCTGGCCACCACCGGGAATAAGCCGGACCTCGTGGCACGGCTGGTGGCCGACGACGAGGGCGAAGGGGAGTAGGGCGATGGCGTGGGAACAGCTGGTCGAGGCGCTCCGGCAGGGGCGCCAGGATCACGAGGACTACGTGAGCCAGCCGCCCCGCGCCTGCCCGAACGACGGCGAGCCGCTGAAGGAGGGGCCGGACGGATCCCTGTTCTGCCCCTCCGACGGCTGGACCCCGGAACGTGACCCGAACTGGCACTAACCGTCTACGATGGACGGACAACTGAAGATCCGCTCACACCTGGGACCCACGGGACCCTAGGCCACGAAAGCAAGGCAGGGCATGGGCATCTGGTACTGCACCAGGGAATCCGTTCGTCGGGCCCTGGACACAGGAGCGAACGCGCGCGACGACGCGCAGATCGACGACGCGATCGAGGCAGCCTCTCGCGAGATCGAACGATGCACCAACCGCGTCTTCTACCCGTGGACCGGGACCCGGTACGTGGATTGGCCGGACCAGCAGAACGGCACGAGCAACGTGCTCTGGCTGGAAGAGAACGAGGTCGCCTCGGTCTCGGCGCTCACCTCCGGGCTGGTGACCATCGCCCCGTCCGCCTACAACCTGGAGCCGAACGCCTCGGGCCCGCCGTATGACCGGATCGAGCTGAAGCTGTCCTCGTCGGCCTCGTTCGGGCTGAGCGACAGCAGGCAGCGCGACGTGGCGATCAGCGGGGTGTTCGCCGGGGCGCCGGTCTCCGAGTCCACTGCGGGGCAGCTGGGGGCCGCGATCACGGGCACCGTGGCGGCCGCGGTGACGGTGTCGGATCCGGCCGCGGTCGGCGTGGGGTCGCTCCTGCGCGTGGACAGCGAGCGCCTGCGGGTGTTCGGCCGCGCGTGGCAGGACTCGACGCAGACGGCCACGCTCAGCGCCAGCAATGCGGACTCTGGGGTGACGGTCGCCAACGGGTCGGTCTTCGTCCCCGATGAGACTATCCTGGTTGGCTCGGAGCGAATGCTGGTGACCGACGTAGCCGGCAACACCCTCGTCGTGCGCCGCGCCGTCCTCACCGACCACGCCGCGGCCCCCGTGTTCCGCCAGACCGGGCTCCTGGTCGAGCGCGGCGCGGTCGGCACCACCGCGGCCACCCACCTCACCGCCGCGCCGATCTACCGCTGGGACGCGCCCGGCCCGGTGCGCACGCTCTGCCGCGCCGCCGCGCTGGACACTGCGCTTCAGGAGCAGGGCGGCTACTCGCGCACCGTCGGCTCGGGCGACAACGCCCGCAGCGCCTCGGGCGCTGCGCTGGCGAACCTGTGGGACCGCGTCGAGGAGCAGTTCCGCCGGTACCGCATGGGGGTGGTGTGAGTGGCCACCTTCACCGGCCCGATGTTCAACGGCGAGGCCATGCGGATCGTGGACCGGATGACCGAGGAGATCGCCACCGAGATCGGCAAGGTCGCCGAGGAGGACGTGCAGGCCCGACTTCGGACCGTGCTCCGCCATCCCACCGGCAAGTACCAGCGCCGCATCCGGGTCGGCGCCGAGAAGGCCGGCCGGGTCGTCGTCGACGACCAGCGCAGCGTGTACGGCCCGTGGCTGGAAGGCACGAGCAGCCGGAACCGCACCACGCGGTTCAAGGGCTACGCGACCTTCCGCAAGGTGCTTCAGCAGGTCGAGGGCAAGGCCGGTCAGATCGCGCAGCAGGTCGTGGCGCGCACGGTGGGGAGGCTGGGATGAGCCTGGGCACACGGTCCATCTTGGACAAGGTCGTCTCGCACGCGCTGGCGCTCGGCACGTTCGCGAAGGTCAACACCCACGAGTACAAGGCCGCGCCGGGCAAGGGACTGTTCTGCGAGATCTGGGCCGAGACGATCGCCCCGGCGCGCAGCGGCCTGGACGTCACGAGCGCTGTGCTCACGCTGAACATCCGGATCCGCTCGGACATGATCGCCGAACCGCAGGACGGGATCGACCCGGCCATCCTCGACGCCGTCGACGAGCTGATGGACGCCTACACCGGCGACTTCCAGCTGGGCGGCACCTCCCGGAACATCGACCTGCTGGCCGGCTCGACGCCGGGCCTGCGCGCGGACGCCGGCTATCTCGACCACGGCGGGAAGCTGTTCCGGATCGTCACCATCACGATGCCGATCATCATCAATGACGTGTGGAACCAGGAGGGCTGACCATGGCCGGCAAGGAAAGCGGGCTCGGCGCCCGGCTCTGGGTGGGCGGTTACGATCTCTCGGGCGACATCGGCGCAGTGGACAACATCAGCTCCCCGCGCGGCCTGATCGACGACACCGGGATCGACAAGCTGGCCAACGAGCGGCTCTACGGCACCAAGGACGGCCAGATCGCGTTCACCGCGTTCTTCAACGTCGACACCGGCCAGGCACACCCCGTGCTGTCCGCGCTGCCCACGACGGACGTGGGACTGCTCTACGGACATCGGGCCACGCTCGGCGTCCCGGCCGCGGGGATGCTGGCCAAGCAGATCGGCTACGACCCGAACCGCGGCTCCGACGGCAGCCTGACGTTCAAGACCGAGGCGCAGGCCAACGGCTACGGGCTGGAGTGGGGCAAGCTGCTCACCGCCGGGGCCAAGACCGACACCACGGGCAGCAATGGCACTGGCGTGGACTTCGGCTCGGGCTCCACCGCGTTCGGGCTCCAGGCGTACCTCCACGTGCTCGCCCTCACCGGCACGAACGTCGTGGTGAAGCTCCAGGAATCCAGCGACAACGGCGTGGGCGACGCTTGGGCCGACGTCACCGGCGGCGCGTTCACCTCGGCCACCAGCGCCCCGCAGACGCAGCGGCTCCAGACCGGCCGCACGCAGACCGTCGAGCGCTACCTGCGGGTCGTCACCTCGGGCACGTTCACCTCGGCGACGTTCGTGGTCATGGTGGCCCGTAACCCGGTGGCGGTGACGTTCTGATGGCGATCCTGGAGCCGCTTCTGCCTGCGCACGCCAAGAAGACCTACTCGATCAAGGCGCCGCGCTCGACGCACTTCCGCAAGGCCGGCTGTGCCGAGGTCGAGTGCGAGGGCCTGCTGCACGGCTGGGTGTGCCTGATCGACGAGACCACGGAGCTCGGGCAGGCGCAGGCGCACTACATCCGGAAGCTGTCCGGCCGCCGTTTCCGCGAGGAGACGGAGAACGGCCTGACCGCGTTCACCTTCGAGCCGGGGCAGACCTGTTTCACCGAGCACGAAGTGCCGCTCGGGAAGCCCGAGCTGTACATCGTCCGGGACGGGGACCTGACCCGGAACCTCAAGAACGTCCGCCTGCACTCGCGCGCGGAGGACTGGGCCGACGACTTCGCGACCCACCAGCAGAAGATCGCCGACGCGATCCAGGAAGGATGAACCATGGCAGGCAAGCAGAACGGCCTCGGCTGGACCACGCTGTCCGTCGACAACGCATCGGGCGTGGCGAAGGACATCCGCAACGACATCCACGAATTTGACTTCGCCACCCCGCGCGCCGTGCAGGACGTGACTGGTGTCGACAAGTCGGCAATGGAGCGGATCCTGCTCCTGAGCGACTTCCAGATCAACCTCGCCGGGACGTTCAACCCCGACGCCGACAAGAGCCACGACGTGCTGTCCTCGGTGTCGAGCACGGACGTCGTACGCACCGTGTCCCTGGGTATCGGCGGCAAGACGCTGGCCAACGAGTGCGTCTTCACCGACTACGCCCTGACCCGCGCGTCCGGTGGTGAGTTCACGTGGAAGACCACGGGTTCGCTCGCCAACGGCGCGCTCCCGACCTGGGCCTGATCCGGTGGGCTACCAGCGCAGGGGCAAGCGGCGCACGCTGACGCTCAAGTTCGCGGACCCCGACTACGAGGGGTTCGAGGTCGTCGTGCGCCGCATGTCCATCGACGACACGTTCCTGTTCAACGAGTACGACCTGCGCGAGTGGGAGACGCGGGCACGCGCCGGCGAGATCCCCAAGGCGGAGATCGACGCCCGGATGCTGGAGATGTGGACCCGGCTCGCCGACGCCATCGAGAGCTGGAATCTCGAAGACGACGCCGAGCCGGCCAACCCCATCCCGGTGTCCGTGGCGGCGATCCGCGCCGAGGACCCGGACTTCTTCTGGACGCTCGTGCGCGCCTGGATCATGGCCATGACGCTCAAGGTGGACGACGACACAAAAGCGCCATCCTCCGATGGAAAGCCGTCGGAGGAGCTACAGATGCCGACGGTGTCGCGGTCGCCGAGCCTGGCGAGCTGATCCGCGCGCGCTTCCTGCTCGCGCAGGCGCAGCGGTTCGGGAAGCTGCCGGAGGAGATCGAGGCCGCGGACGCGTCACTGCTGCGGTTGCTGGAGCTGGAATCGCTGGGCCGAGAGGAGGAGTAGATGAGCAACACCGTCGAGATCGTGGTGCAGGGCAAGAACGAGGCCACGAAGATCTTCCGCCAGGTGTCCGGCGACGCGCAGGACGGCGCCCGCTCCAGCGAGCAGGCGTGGAACAAGGCCATGACGTCGATCAACGACGACATCCAGCGCGGCGGGTTCGGCGCGACCGAGGCCGGCGGCGGGTTCAACCGCCTGAAGGACTCGGTGAAGGGCGCCAGCGACGCCACCGGCGAGATGGGCAAGAAGTCCGAAGACAGCGCCGAGCGGCTGCACAAGGTCGGCGAGGCGTCGGACGAGGTCGACACCAAGGCGATGGGCTTCCGCGACACCATCACCGGCGTGCAGGACACGATGAAGGGCCTGTCCGATACAAGCCTGTCCACAGGGGACCGTCTGCTCACGCTTGGCGCGGGTATCGGCGACCTCGGATCGGCCGGCTACAACCTGCTCGTCCCGGCGTTCGGCAAGGTGAAGGAAGTGATCTCGTCGGTGGGAGATTCGTCGTCGTCGGCGCACGGCAAGATGGTCAGCTTCGCGAAGGGCGCCGGGATCGCGGCGGCGGCGCTGGCCGTGCTGGCGATCGGCGGCCGGGTCGCGAACGAGATCTGGGGTGACGACAAGGTCGCCAACATCCAGAACATGACCTTGGCCCTGGGCAACTTCGCGCAGACCGGCAAGAACGGAGGCGAGTCCGCGCGCATCCTCGGCGGCGACTTCGGCAACCTGAAGACGTCGATGGACCAGCTCGACGACCCGTCGTGGTGGAAGGCGATCAAGCAGGGCGTCGAGTCCTTCACCGGCACCGGCGGCCTGTCGGACGCGGTGACGCTGGCCAAGTCTCGCGTCGGGGACCTCGATCAGTCGCTAGCGCAGCTGGCCGCCACGAGCCCGGAGCAGGCCCGCGCGGCGTTCCAGAAGCTCACGCAGGACATGGGACTCAACGCCAAGCAGACCGAGGAGCTCCGCCAGCAGCTGCCCCAGTACAAGAACGCGATGGACCAGGCCGACCAGGCGACGCGCTCGATGGGCGACGGCACGCGGCAGAACACCGCGGCACTGGCGGACTACCTGACACAGCTCCAGGCAGCCACGGACCCGGTGTTCGGCCTGATGAACGCGCTCGGGCAGGTCACCGAGGCGCAGACGGGCTACAACGACGCGGTCAGGCAGCACGGCATCAACTCGAACGAGGCGAAGGATGCCTCCGTCGCGCTCGCCGAGGCGGTAGCCGGCGCGGAGGCCGCGGCCCTGAACGGCCAGCTGTCCTACGAGCAGTTTTCGACCGCGCTGGATCACTGGGTGCAGTCGGGCGCGATCACCTCGCAGCAGGCGTCCGACATCCGGGTGCGGGTGGACGAGGCGCGCGGCTCGGCGCAGGCGTACACCGGCAACTACAACGCGAACCTATTCATGCAGAACCACGCCTCGGACGTCATCGCGCAGGTGCAGCGAGACCTCAATGCGGTGCCGAACAGCACCTACAAGAGCTTCTACATGACGTACTTCCAGCAGATCATCGGCAACGCCCCGGCGCAGGAGAGTTACTTCCTGGGCGGCGGCCGGGCGACCGGCGGGCCGGTTGGGCACGCCGCGTCGGGCGGCGGGCGGACCGGGCTGACGTGGGTCGGCGAGCGCGGGCCGGAGCTGGTGAAGCTTCCGGCGGGCTCGATGGTGAACCCGGCCGGCGCGTCGAGCCGGGGCGGCGGTGGCTCCGGCGGCGGGCCGGTGACCGTGCACCTGGAGATCGGCTCCAGCGGCCAGCGCGTCGACGACCTGCTTCTGGAGATCCTCCAGAAGCGGATCCGGGTGCTCGGGGGCAACGTGCAGGTCGTGCTCGGAAAGGGGGGCTCGTGAGCTTCCCGACCGACCCGCGCAACATCACTGTCGGCCTCAAGATCGGCGACGAGTGGGTCAACGTCACCTCCGACGTGCTGGAGCGTCAGGACATCGAGGTCGGGCGTGGCTACCGCGGCGAGAGCGACCAGGCGCAGCCGGGCAGCGCCACGCTGGTGCTGCGCAACGAGTCGGGACAGTACTGTCTCAGCAATCCACTGAGCCCGTACTACGGCCTGCTGGGGCGCAACACTCCCATCGTGATCGGGGTGGACTCCGACGCCGCGGCCTATGTGCCCGGCACGGCGTCGGCCGACTGGAGGGCCGCAATCACCGCCCCGGATTCGGTGGGCCTGAGCGTTATCGGAGACCTGGACGTCCGGATCGAGGTCCAGGCGATCACGGAGAACTGGACCGGGGCGAGCTACAAGCAGCTGATCGGGAAGTGGGGCTCGGCGCCGAACAACGGGTGGTCGTTCCACGTCGAGCCGACTACCGGCAAGCTGAAATTGGTCTGGACCGCCAACGGCACCACGCAGCTGAGCGCCACGTCCACGGTCGCCGTGGCTGCGACCCTGCATCAGGCGTTCCGGGTCACCCTGGACGTCAACAACGGCGCGGCCGGCTGGACGGCGACCTTCTACACCGCGGCCACGATCGCCGGCCCGTGGGTGCAGCTCGGCGCCGCGGTGACCACGGCGGGCACCACGTCGATCTTCGACAACACGGTGACGGTCAACATCGGCAACCACTTCGTCGCGTCGGCGACGAGCGTGTTCGTGTACGCCGCCGAGATCCGCAACGGCATCGCTGGCACGGTGGTTGCCAGCCCCGACTTCGCCACCAATGGCGTGTACGAGGCCATGACCGACGCACAGGGCAACGTGTGGACCGCGAATGAAAACACGCTGGCGACGAACATCGAATACACCCGGCCCTACATCCGGATCGGCAACGAGGCGGTGCGGTTCGTCGGCGAGGTCTCGGAGTGGCCGACCAGCTGGGACGTCACCAGTAAGGACGCCACGGTCAGCGTCGAGGCGGGGGATGTGCTCCGTCGTCTCGGGGCGGGCAAGAAGCCGGTCTCGCCGGCCATCACCACCGCGTTGCTCGACGGCACGCCTATCGGCTACACCACGCAGGCGTATTGGAAGCTGGAGGAGCTGGCCGGAGCGCAGCAGGGAGAGCCGGCTATCGGCACCCGTCCGCTCCGATTCGTCGACTCCACCGTGTTCCAGCCGCTCACGCCGTACGACCTGGCGAGCAACTTCGGGCAGGGGAGTCTCCGGCTTCCGTGGGTCAACTCGGTAGCCGCGCTGGGAAAGAACGACGCGCTGTACGCCGACCTGGACATGAGCTACGTGTCCGGCGGGACCGGCGGCGTGGGCTTCTCCTTCTACTACGCCAGCAACAACAAGAACATCATCACCGTCTACCTCGATTGCGAGGCGCGGCAGCGCTGGACGTTCACCCTGGACGGGACCACCGGCAACTTCACCACCACGTTC